AAGGCATTCAATGATGCATCGTCCGTTGGTGCAATGTTTGGTGGTGGGCTGTCAGAGCTGCGCGATACTGCACTAAATGCAGGTTTGACTATGGACCAATTTGCAAACGTTTTGCAAAAACACTCAGCGGACTTAGCTGGGTCTGGTATGGGTGTTGCTGAAGGATCACGCCGTATGGGCGCAGCAATTAAAGCTGGTGGCACTGAGATGAAAACTCAACTGCTAAATCTAGGATATAGCTTTGAGGAGCAGGCAGGATTAGTTGCGGAGACAATGAAGGACATGCGTGGCTCGGGTGGCCCGCTTCGTGCATCTAATGCACAAGTTGCAATTGAAACACAAAAGTATGCAGAAAATTTGCGCACAATAGCAGCTATCACTGGTGAAGATGGCAAAAAGCGCATGGAAGAAGCTCGAAACAAAGCTAACCAACTGGCGTTCCAACAAAAACTAGCAGGCATGGATGAGAAGCAACGGCGTGGTGTAGTTAATGCCATGGGGAATATGTCCGAGATTCAACAAAAGAATTTCATGGACATGGTTAACTTTGGGTCAGTCATTAACCAAGAAGGTGCCACCGCGGCCGCACTAAGTCCGGGGTTGAACGATAGCGTACAACAATTTACTGACTCATTTAAAAATGGTACATTGGATGAAATGGAAGCACGCCGCATTCAAGCAAACAATACTGATCAAATTAAAAAGGACATGTTAGATAACGTTGCCATTGGTCTTGCTGGTGCAGCGGGTGTTGGCGGGTTAGTGCAAAGTTTGTCTGAGAGTATGGGCACAGAGTTGCAATTTAGAAATAAGTGGACAGAAGAAGCAATTAAGGCAGGAACTGAAGGTGTGCAAGCGCAAAAAACAACGCAAGACGAATTCACTGGTACTGTTCGTGATGTAGAAATCCAAATGCAAAGCTTTAAGGTACAATTGCAGACTCTAATTAATCCATTACTTGGTGAGTATACAAGGGTATTGGACGAGTCAATTCAAGCCATGCAAAAACTAATAGACGAGGCAATACCAGATCACAAAAAGATGGGAAGCGAGTCTGGTTCATGGTGGTCTAAGAACGGTCGTGCAGCATTAGATTATGGCGGTACTGCACTTGGGACAGCTGGTGGTGCGCTTGCTGGTGGTCTTTCTAGCTTTGGTGTTGCTGCTATTCCAGGTGCAGTAATGGGTGGCCTAGGGGGTCATGAAATAGGAAATTCTGTTGCTGATGCATTGGGCCTGCCACCTGCAGACAAAGGTAAAGCAGACGGTGGTATTGCATCTGGATCTAAACGCGGCTTTTTAGAAAAACTGCACGGTACAGAATTAGTAATTCCTTTGGATTCAGGTGGAAAGCTTAAAGCTGGTACACAAGGCTACGCTGATCTAATGACTGCATTACCATCAGCAGAGCCACAAATGGCATCTATGCCAAATTTTGAAAACAAGAATTCTACGTCCATATCAAATAATATACAACCACCATCGGCTGATTTTAGCGGTATAGTTGGTAGTATACAAGAAATGAGTGAGAAGTTTTCAATTGCGACTACATCGTCATTGGATAGCGCAATAGCTGCATTGACTAATAAACTATCTAGCAAAGAGTCTGCTGAATCCATAAACTTCCAAATCAAGTCTAACTCTGATTTAACAGAAGCATTGCAGAATTTGATTACTACTGCACGGGACCAACTCGAAAAGCAAGACGAGATGCTACGTGCAATGAATGACACGAAGGACTACACTGAAAGACTTTATAACGCAATGGCTTAACCGCTAAATACACAATATACTGGATTTTTATAAATGTCTTGGAAAAAGTTTTTCAAAACCGCAAATGTACCGTCTAACCTGAGCCCATTGGGCAATGGTCAAGGCCGTATGGCTGATATGGGCTACCGTAATTACCAAAGTAATTTGCCCGAAGTCTACACTGGTCACCCAAACCGCACTGAACGTTACTCCCAATACGAACAAATGGATGGCGACTCTGAAGTTAATGCAGCTTTGGATATTTTGGCCGAGTTCTGCACACAAAAGAACATGGAAAACAATACAGCGTTTTCCATTCACTTCAAAGACAAGCCAACAGACAATGAAGTAAACATCATCAAAGAGCAGCTACAGCAATGGGTTGCTCTTAACGAATTCAACAAGCGTATTTTTAAGATATTCCGTAACGTACTAAAGTACGGCGATCAAGTCTTTGTGCGCGATCCAGAAACATTCAAACTGTTCTGGACTGAAATGGGGAAGGTTACTAAAGTAATCGTTGACGAAGCTGCTGGAAAGAAACCGGAACAATACCTAATTAAGGACATTAACCCGAACTTCCAAAATCTAACTGTAACCGCAGTTAGCACCGCGGATACGTACAGTAACAATCCTCAAAACGGTGGTGCAGGTGGCGGTGGCTATGTGCAAACCGGTGCCCCATTCTCTGGCGGTTCTAGATTTACGCACCAGACAAACGAAGCAGTTATCAACGCCGAACACATCGTGCATATTAGTCTGACAGAAGGTTTAGACGTGTTTTGGCCCTTCGGTACTAGCGTACTTGAAAACGTATTCAAAGTTTTCAAGCAGAAGGAATTGCTAGAGGATGCTATTATTATCTATCGTGTGCAACGTGCGCCTGAACGTCGTATTTTCAAGATTGTCGTAGGTAACATGCCAACACACATGGCTATGGCATTCGTTGACCGTGTTAAGAACGAAGTTTCTCAACGTAGAATTCCTACACAAACAGGTGGCAGCTCCAACATGATGGACGCTACATACAACCCATTAAGCACAAACGAAGACTTTTTCTTCCCTGTTACTGCTGATGGCCGTGGCTCTTCTGTTGAAGCATTAGCTGGCGGACAAAACTTAGGCGAAATTACAGACTTACGCTTCTTTACGAACAAGCTATTCCGTGGTTTGCGTATCCCTTCTAGCTACTTGCCAACAGGTGTTGACGAGGGTTCCCAATCGTTTAGTGATGGTAAAGTAGGCACTGCTCTTATTCAAGAGTGGCGCTTTAACCAATACTGCAAGCGTCTACAAGCGATGATTGCAGACAAGCTAGACCAAGAATTTAAGATGTTTATGCGCTGGAGAGGCATTAACATTGACGGGTCATTATTTGATCTTATATTTGAAGAGCCACAAAACTTTGCTGGCTACGCACAAGCAGATGCCGACCAAGCACGTATTGGTACATTCACTGCACTCGAAGCATTCCCATATTTCTCAAAGCGTTGGCTAATGAAACGCTACTTAGGCTTAACTGAGGAAGAGATGAATGAAAACGAACAGCAATGGAATGAAGAGCAAGGCGACGTTGAGTCTGCGCCAGCTGACGGTGCTGATTTACGTAGCGTTGGTGTTACTCCTGGTGGCATTTCCGGTGACTTAGAAAACCTAGCACCAATGCCAGGCGAAGAGGGTGCAGACCCAGCAGCTGGCGGTGCACCAGGTGCTCCTGCCGCTGGCGGCGGTATTCCGGGCGGTGGTGCTGGTGGACAGCCTGCCGCAGTTGGTTAATACAGACTAAACTAAATACAATAATAAGAAAAATATGTTTATAGCTGAACTTTTTGAACCTGCTGCTCCTGGTTATCGTGACGAAAACGATGACGGCTCTGTCATGAAATTACATGATATGCGCAAGACAAAGCTTACATTTGCACACATCAACAAGCTAAGACAAGCTAACGATGTGCGTAAATTTGAGCACGAAGAGAAGCTAGAGCAAGTTAGTAAGCAGTATAAACCAGCCGCAGATCCAGGTGCAATGCCTGGTGGCGGCATGGGCATTTAACAAAATATTACGATTCCATTGCACACTCCAATGGAATCGCTCAATATCTGCCCATTACAAACACAAATACACGCATATATGTAAATAACATATAGCCATAATATTGAAAGGTAACCTTTAACATGAACAAGTATGAACAATTGATTGAGTACATCATCAATGACCAAGAAGACAAAGCTCGTGAATTATTTCACAGCATCGTTGTAGCCAAGAGCCGCGACATCTACGAAAGCTTGATGGACGAAACTGTTGACCAGTACGACCAACAAGGCGACTTAGTTGATGACGTTACTCGTGACGAAAACGGTGGTTTAGGCGAAGCTGACGACGAGTTCGGCGGCGAGATGGACGGCGACATGGGCGATGATGACGGCATGGGCGACGACGAGTTCGGCGGCGATGACATGGGCGGCGACGAGATGGGCGACGAATTTGGTGGTGACGATCTAGGCGATGACCTAGGTGGTGACGACATGGGCGGCGAAGGCGATATGTCCGCTAAGTTCCAAGATATCAAGTCTGCTATTGACGACTTAGAAGCTGAGTTTGCATCCATTATGGGTGGCGACGAAGGCATGGAAGGCGAAATGGGCGACGGCGAAATTGAAGGCGGCGACGAGATGGCTGCTGACGACGCTGGTGAAGACTTTGGTGGCGCACCTGAAGAAGTTGGCGCTGAAGAAGAAGAGCCAATGGGCGAAAGCGCAAATCCTTTTGCTAAGTCTGGTAGCGGCAAGTCCGGTTCCGGTAAGGCATCTGGCTCTGGCAAGAAGGCTTCGGGTTCGGGCAAAGCAGCAAGCGGTTCTGGTAAAGCAGGCAGCGGTAATCCATTCGCTAAGAAGGGTTCCGGTTCTGGCGCTAAGACAGAAAGCCGTAAGTCCGCAGCAGAATTAATGCGCGAATACGTTGAGAAGATTTCCGACGGCCACGGTCCTGAAAAGCACGGTGAAGCTGAAGGCAATGAAGTCGGCAGCGATCGTAAGAGCTTCCCAGTAAACAAGACAACTCCTGTTGCAGGTAAGAACGATATGGGCGGCACTGCTTCCAATATCCTTTCCGGCAAGGGCAATGACACAAGCGACAAAGACGGTCAAACATCCAAGGCTAAAGCAGGCGGCTTCATGAAGGCTCCTGTTGCTATCCCTGGTTCTGAACGTAACGTTAACAAGGTAGGCGGTAACGCTGGTGCCCAACAATTCTTTAAGACCAAGGAAAAGGCTAAAGAAGCTGAAGGTAGCACTACTAAGGACTCCGTACCAGTTAGCAAAGATAGCTTAGGCTACGCTAAGAAGTAATTAGGTCAATATTATGGCTTTGTACCTAAAAGAGAACTTAACTTTTGACCGAGCAGGTCTTACGATTCTATCGGAAGACGCTGCTGACGGAAAAGGCAAGAATCTCTATATGAAGGGGATATTCATCGAGGGAGGTGTGAAGAACGCTAACCAACGTGTTTATCCTGTTCACGAAATAGAACGAGCTGTTGGGACCATCAATGAACAAATCAAGGGCGGCTACTCCGTTTTAGGCGAAGTAGACCATCCGGACGATTTAAAGATCAACTTGGATCGCGTCTCCCACATGATTGAACAAATGTGGATGGACGGACCTTGCGGCCATGGTAAGTTGAAAATTCTTCCTACACCAATGGGCGAACTTGTTAAGTCAATGTTAGCTTCTGGTGTTAAGTTAGGTGTTTCATCCCGTGGATCTGGTAACGTGAATGAAGGCTCCGGGCATGTAAGCGAGTTTGAGATTGTTACAGTAGACATTGTTGCGCAACCAAGTGCACCACATGCTTACCCAAAAGCAATCTACGAAAGCTTGATGAATATGCAAGGTGGCGCAAAACTTTTTGGGATTGCAAAAGAAGCGTCCCAGGATCAAAAAGTACAACGGTACTTGAAAGAAGCCATTACCGGCTTTATCAAAGAATTAAAGAAATAAAACGGAGAAACCCTAATGTTAAACGCACTAAAACCTCTGTTGGACAACGGCATTATTAACGAAGGCACTCGCGATGCTATCACTGAAGCTTGGGACACACAATTGTCTGAAGCTAAGGAAACAGTTCGCGCTGAGTTACGTGAAGAATTTGCACAACGTTATCAACATGACAAGCAAGTAATGGTTGAAGCACTTGACAAGATGGTTACAGAAAGTCTTACTGCTGAATTGGCTGAGTTCCAATCTGAAAAGCAAGCTTTAGCTGAAGACCGTGTGAAATTTAAACGTCACATGAACGAAGGCGCTGAGAAGTTTAACAACTTCATGGTAAGCAAGTTAGCAGAAGAAATCCAAGAACTACGTAAGGACCGCATTGGTTACGAAAACTCTATCGGTAAGTTAGAGTCGTTTTTTATAAAGGCATTTTGCGTAGAGATCAAGGAATTCGACAAAGACAAGCAAGCTGTAGTTGAAACTAAGGTCCGCTTAATCGCTGGCGCTAAGGACAAACTAGCTGAATTACAACAAGCATTTATTGCTCGTAGTTCACAACTTGTTAAAGAAGCTGTAACAAAGAGTCTTACAACTGAAATGACACAATTGAAAGAAGACATCCAACTTGCTCGTGAGAACATGTTCGGTCGTCGTCTGTTCGAAGCTTTTGCTTCCGAATTCGCAGTTACTCACTTAAATGAGAACGTCGAAATCGCTAAGTTATCTAAGCTAGTAAAAGAAACAAATGCTGCACTTGCAGAGTCTAAGAAGACTATTCAAGCTAAAGCTGCCTTGGTTGAATCCAAGGAACAAGAGATTCGTATTATCCAAGAAACTACATCACGTAAGGCTTTATTGTCTGATTTGATGAAGCCATTGGCTAAAGAGAAGGCCGCTGTAATGAGCGAGCTTTTAGAGAGTGTTCAAACTTCCAAGTTACAGAGCGCTTACGAAAAGTATCTTCCTGCTGTACTTAACAACAAAGCTACACAGACAACCCAGGCTCCTGCTCCGCAGAAAGCTATGATGACTGAAAGCCGTGTTGCAGTAACTGGAGATAAGGCTGCTACAAATGCTGCGGTCAACAAAGCACATGACACTAATGTGATTGAGTTGAAGCGTTTGGCAGGGCTAAAATATTAAACCCTAATTAGGAGAAAATGAAATTATGACAACCGCATTACTAGAAAGCCGTTGGGGCGAAACCAAAGAAGCCCTGTTAGAAGGCCTACAAGGTTCCAAGCGTACCTCGATGAGCGTTATTCTTGAAAACACACGCAAGCATTTAGCTGAATCTGCTACAGCAGGCTCGACATCTACTGGTTCTATCGCGACTTTAAACCGCGTTATTCTTCCAGTTATCCGTCGTGTTATGCCTACAGTTATCGCTAACGAAATCGTTGGCGTTCAGCCAATGACCGGACCTGTTGCTCAGATCCACACCCTACGTGTACGTTATGCAGATAACATGGCACACGGTTCCGATTCTTCGCAATCTGTTAACGCAGGTGACGAAGCATTGAGCCCATTCAAGATCGCTACACAGTATTCTGGCGCTGCTTCTGGCAAGCCACAAACTACAGCGACAATGGAAGGTGTTCCAGGTAACCGTATCAACGTTCAAATCTTGAAACAAGTTGTTGAAGCGAAGACTCGCAAGTTAAGCGCACGTTGGACCTTTGAAGCTGCTCAAGACGCACAAGCTATGCACGGTTTAGACGTGGAAGCTGAAGTTATGGCAGCTCTTGCTCAAGAAATTACAGTTGAAATCGACCAGGAAATCTTAGGTTCCCTACGTTCTTTAGCTGCAACTGAGTACACATACAACCAAGCTACTGTATCCGGTACTGCTACTTTCGTTGGTGACGAACACGCTGCTTTAGCTGTTCTTATCAATCGTGCAGCTAACTTGATCGCTCAACGCACACGCCGTGGCGCTGGTAACTGGGCAGTTGTTTCGTCCGCAGCATTGACAGTATTGCAATCTGCAACTACTTCTGCATTCGCACGTACAACAGAAGGTACATTCGAAGCACCTACAAATACCAAGTTCGTTGGTACATTGAACGGCGCGATGAAGATTTATGTAGACGGCTACGCACAAGACGGTCAAAACGTTCTTGTTGGCTACAAGGGTTCTTCGGAAGCCGACGCAGCAGCGTTCTATTGCCCATACATTCCTTTGATGAGCTCTGGTGTTGTTCTTGATCCAGCAACATTCGAACCAGTCGTAGGCTTTATGACACGTTACGGCTATGTTGAGTTAACAAACACAGCATCGTCCCTAGGTAACGCTGGCGACTACTTAGCTGAAATCGCAATCAGCAACTTAAGCTTCCAATAATATTGGGACTTTTGTTACGCAACATGAAAAAGGGACTTCGGTCCCTTTTTCATGACTAAGTATTATATGACAGATAAACCTAACTTACTAACATTACCGGGTGCGGGGAGCGCCTGGTTGCGCCATGTGGTGTGGGCACTTGAAAATAATGAAATTTTACAAAGCCCCGGGCCTAATTTTCATAATACAAAAAAAACGCAATCTATGTTGCACTCGCATTTTGCAACTAACAACGATATCGTACTCCACGGACCAAAATCAATTTTTAATATTTCACTGAACTATTACACCAAGTATGCAATGGTGTACAATGTTAATGGCTGCAATGTCACGTGTGCCCAAGAAAGATTAAATGCAATAGTTGACCATTTAAATTATTACTTAATGACACGTCAGCAAGAAATGGCAAATCGAAAAATAGATATCAACTACGATTATATATTCAGTGATAAACAACTTTTTACGAGTCAATTATTTGATGTGTTATCTTCGCACAACATAGCGTTCACTCCTAGATACGATTTTGTTTCTTATGCAATTGACAAATATAAGCAAACGTGTATTAACATGGATGAAATAGTTGAAAACTGGGAAAATGATTTTTGGTTAGCTTGGTGCATTGCTTGCAGTGATATTAACGGTATTACGATACCTGGTGATTCATCAGACTTAACAAAACTAGTGCCTGCACTTAAGCGGCATGGTGACTTTTATTTGAATGAGCTTACAAAAGTAGCATCGTTTGGGTGATATACTAAATACTGTATACCACTCGGGATGGGAAGGGCAAATCGGGCTTTAGTTAATGA